GCTCGTCCGCAGATGGCAACGCCTGCCAACTTGTAGCGAGGCACCCGGGCTCAGGGGTTGGCAAGACGTGGTCTTCACAGACAGAGATGCTTGCTGTGGCTCTGGCAGCGGGACCTGGTGCCAATGCAAGTTATCTGGTGTGTCAGAGGTGCCACCTGGGGTGCTGCGAGCACCAGCAAACAGGCTGCGCTCGCGACCAGACTACCACCGAGGCAAAGTGTACTTCTCCATGGGCTCGTGTGAAAATTTGAAACAGAGCACACTGGAGGTTATCCAACAGTTGGTAGACTCCAACCATGAAATCACAGTCGATGGCAGGTGGACACATTTGTTCCCCCCTACACGAATCAACGTGGCTCCGTACCGGGAACATGGTGAATTTCTGGCTGACTTTGACTTGGTGATTCACCACGGTGGGGCTGGTGTCACTTACACCTGCACGGAAGTGGGTGTGTGGCAGATGATCCTGTACCAAGTTGGTGACCAAGTTGAATGGTACAAGCTATTGCGCACCATGGGCGTGCTTATCCAAGCACTCACTGATGATAGGTGGTTGCGGTACACCACGCCGGGATGTGCGCAACAAGGTGAGCCCCGTGGCCCCACATTAACTTCACAGTCAAGGTTGTGGGTGCTACATCCCCCAGATGTCTTTCCAGAGGTGCCTAGGCTCCCGGCCAAAAAGATTTATGATCTGGCGCTCACAGAAGGCTTCTCGCCAACTGGCTTCCATACAAATGCGTACTGGGAGCTTACAAACTCAATGCCACCACACCACACCCCAAAATTTGGGAGGGGCGAGCTACAGGATTTTGGCAACAAGATATGCTCAGAACTCGACCCAGGTGGGGATGACCAATTGAAAAGAGTCGCATTGGCAATCCTTGCGGAGGTGGGTCTTGTGAGGAAACGAGACATCCTCAAAAATTTCCCTTTGATGGGCCTGATGACTGGTTCTTCACACTTAAAGCGTTTCATAGCCAGCTATTCCCTACTTGCTAAGGATTGGGCGAACCACATCATCCGTTTTGCCAGGGCAGTTGGCGCCTCAATGCCGATTGATGAGTCACCTGGAATGTCCGAAGCGCCAGTGCACTCATATCTGCCAACCCGGTTCGGCTTCCCCACAGGGCTCGACACTGTACCTGACATTCTGGAATTCAGGAGGGAGATCGCTTGCCGACACCCCCCATCCAGTAATGCTTATGTTTACTTGCGGCCGTTGTTTGGTCGAGTCGCTGGAGTGAACTTCGCCCCCATGCATGCAGTCATCGAATGGAAGGGTAAATTTGTGGAGTTGCAACGAGTTGGCGATGGCCGCAACCTTGTTGTCCAATGGTCGACCCCCCAAGGGGCATTCCTGGGCTCGAACTGGGTGAAGGTCATGGCCGTGCCTGTCCCACAAAGCTTCAAGCTAGGTTACCGGGATCTGGCTGCTCAGTTCGACGGGAACAAGTACAGGTCCCTGGGTGATAACTGTCTCTTCATGGTGAACTACATCATCCACAAGTCCACCAACACCATCATACCATGGAAACATCTGGGGGGCTATGGGGCAGACATCCCAACCAGGGTTGGGGCCTTCTTTGGTGAATGGGTCGCAGGACAATGGCGTGGTGTCAAAGGTGACGTGAAGATCGAGTTGTACCAGAAAACAATGGAAACGGCCTTTACTAAGTTGGTTGACCTTCCAAACGTAGATGCAAAGTTTGGTGCAATGGCGGCCCCCAAATTCCATTCTTATGGGAAGGAAAGTTACGAGGCTGTTGCTAAATTCATGCGGTCCACCGTGGTACAGCAACTCGCTGGCAGCCAAACTTCAATGGACAACCTGAACCACCTGACATGGCTTGCGACCACCAAATTCAGGTTGACTTCGGGCATACTTCATAGATCACTAGCACACAGTGCTGTGATTGGGCTGAAATGGACAAGTGAGGAGTACACATTCTTGATCACCCTTGGCCGCCGGCTGGAATGTTCTTTACACAACCCATTGGTTGACCAGCTGAGCGCGGCCACCGTTGCCACAAGGAAATGGTGGGGGACCAAACCCAGGGCTAAAGTTGTCTGGGCGCCCTTGTTTTCAATACACACGCCGCACCACTGGCTTTACACACCAAAAGACGGAACTTTCACCACAACAATGGTGGCTTCAGATCGACTTAAGATCCAACCGGGTCAACGTGTTGTCAAGCTGAACCTGAAGGAAGTGTTGGAGCGATACAAGGAGGTGTTCCCGGAGGTGAACTTTCCTGATGTCAAGGTTACCCGCGTACATCAGGGCGAGTACAAGCTGGAAACAAAGGTGCCTTTCCGGCAACGTAACCCGAACCTTACACCCGATTTCAAGCAAGTGGTCAGCGAGCTTCAGGCTGCTTCAGGAGCAGAGGCCGGCATCTTCTCGATGCGGTTCGCTACGCCAGACATGGCTGAGGAGATCACTGACCGTTATTTCACTGGAGTCGAAACAGGGTTCACCACAGAAGAGGAACGACAAGAGATGGCAGAAGCCATCTTTGCTTCAAACCCAGACAAATATCGGGACACCAAACTGGTTGCACCTGAGGATGTTCTACACAAGTGGAAGACAAAGTATAGTGCAGGCTTCCCATATAGGTTTAATGCCCGAGGAAAAGCTAGCAGGGCCGATCTTATGAAAGCAGCAGGCGAAGAAACAGTTCCTCAACGCAGTGCGTTCCTACATAGAACAACCAGATAAGTTCCCTTCAGTTTCGCACGTGTTCGTTAAGGATGAGGTTTTGCCATCATCTTACAAAGACAAGTCCAAGATACGGACCGTGATCGCACAAGATATCCTGTCGTACTTCACCCAAGTGGCCGTGGAGGGGGATATGGCAAAAAGGGTTAACCCTATGTCCGGTTCGAGCTTGGGTGTTTCCCCGCAACATGGTGGGATGTCAAAACAGGCTGAGGCGCACCTACCATTCAAGCACCATTACGCCTCAGATGTGACAGCGCTCGATAGCCGCCTTTGCTGGGACTACTATGACGTGGTTACAAGGCTGAGGAAGAAAGGGTTCGAAGGCCACCCACAATATACCCAAATTTGTGAGCTCCTCGATGTTGCAGCTGAAAATCTGTATTGTTCTTGGTTGGTTGACATTTACACTGGGAGGTCCCGGTTCAAGACGCAGGGTGCGAGCACGGGCCACGCCACTACAACGCCCACTAACACTTCCTATGTTGAGGTCATGTTTTTAGATGCTTGGAGAATGCAAACAAAACGACCGTTAGCGGAGTTTTACGAAGCCGTGAAGCTGACAAATTTTGCAGACGACAACTTTTATTCTACGAGTTTGCCGAGGTCTGTCTTTGGTCCAGAGGTGTTGCAGGATTACCTAGCTACAAAGGGTGTCCATGTCAAACTGGAGGCAGCCTCTGATTCCCTCTCAGACATCTCCTTCCTTGCTAAATGGTTCTCTACAAAAGAATCCGACCTGCTGCATGTCAAAGAGGTTATTGGGCATGCACCACCTGTGGCAATAATACATGACAAGGGGCGACTTGTGATGAAGTTCTCCGATTGCAAAGGCAAAAGCGATCTACGCACACGCTGGGCAAAAACCGTTTCACTGTTGGACAACTGTGCACATCATCCGGACCTACATGCCATTGCCTGGCGGTACCTGCAAGACCAATTGGCCCCACGACTAAGCAAACGCCAATCTGGCAGGAAATATATGACTCAGGTTCGACCACGAAAGTACGAAGATGTCCTAAGGTTGATGTACACCGGGGAAGGTGACTCAGTTCCATTTGATAGGGAGGGACTTTCCTTGCGTGAGAACCTTTTCACATTTTGGCAGGGTCTCAAAGAGGACATAGTTGCGTGGGATGGGTCAGTGACAGCCAGCGCCCGCCTTCTCGAACGGTGGGCCGGGGTGGGGGCCGCTTTCGCCCTCAAATCGGAAGACAAGGGAGCAGATACTTCCGATTTCCGGCGTGCACACATGGACCAAGAGTTTATCATGGAGCGTCATTTATACGTGCATGCTGGGATGCCTAGTGACCTGTCCACTCTGAGGCGGCTGGCTAGGCAAAGCCCCTTTTCGGACTTCCTGAGACTGGAGGAATTCTGGCAGAGACGCGACGAATGGATACACAGTGAAGATGACATACCAAGTCTCAACTTTGGCATAGGCTTGTTGTTCTTATGTTACATGTTCGTCGTGTGGGTGGACCACAGCGCAACCAAAATCCCGATACTTGGCCCCCTTTACCGTGCATTCACATCGTTGGAAGCCATCACAGCAGAGTTTTACGGCAATCTGAACTCGTTTTACTTCACCATGTTTGGGTGTAGTAGCACATCCCTTGGGGCACTCATACCCAAGGACAGGAAAAGTTTTCAGAAGCACATGGCCCTGACTCTGTGGGGTAAATTTACACACCTAATCCCTGAAATGGACGGACCAAACCTTGATGGGTTCCAAGAGGTTGTGAACCAATGGGTGGGACTGGTCGCGATGTCACACTCACTGGTTATGCAAGGAGAGTTTTGGGTGCTTATGCCCACCAAAGAGGATCCTACAGCACAGGTGGTTTCAACCGCCGCAGAATGGGAGCCACTTGATCATTCAGACTCTGTGGACAGGTGTCAAGAAATCCTCCGCCAGGGCGGGGTCCCAATGGTCACTAGTTCCACTGGTGCAGGGAAATCTACCGATTTTGTGGTTTGCCTGAAGCGTAAGTATAGGACTGTGTACTTATCCATGCCAAGAAGAATCCTTGTGACCACAAACCCAGTCGCCCAAACGAAAGTATACTCAGGCTCAGAGGAACGATTGCAGGCAGGAAAAATCAATGCCGTGACCCATGGCTACCTCGAACTTATTTTAACCCAACTGGAAAAAGATGAAATCCTGGTGCTAGATGAGTTCCATGAGCTAGATGAAGCTTCAATATTATTGCTCACAAAGTTCCAAGGTCAAGTAGTGGTTCTAACCGCTACTCCACCAAGTCACCGTCAAGACCTGTTCACTGAGGTGAGGCTAACCAAGTCAAGGAATGCTGGCTTTTCTGTATTGGAAGAGACAAAAAAAGAAATGAGAGACATACCAACACAAGTTGTCCTGGAGGTCGCATCACACCTGGGTGAGAAAACCATGGTGATACTCCCTAGTTACAGGTTGTGCAATGTCGTTGCTTCCGCCCTAGAGCGGCAGTGTAAGGGGTTGACGACATGCATAGTGTCAAAACGCACGCCAAATATCAACCCGGCTGCAAATGTTTATATTTGCACTACAATTGTGGATGCAGGTATCACCATACCAGGGGTTACTCTGGTCATTGATGCTGGTCGGTCCGTGGGATGGAAAGGTGGGACTTTTGGTACCTATTATTCAAATAGGGCAACATCTGAGCAGCGCAGGGGTAGAACTGGGAGGACTGTCAGTGGTAAATACATCCGTCTCACCAATCGGTGGGATGAGGCGAAATTTGATTTCACCATGGCTTTCGCTTGCAACAACAAAAACCTGGCCATTGATTTCGGTGAGCGAAGACCATTGCCGGCATACGATAAGCTGCTTTCTTTCCTGCCAGGTCTCTACAACCCAGCCGTATTTGACAATGACTTTTCTCTGGTTGTCTTCTTTTACCACCTAACCAACAATAGGGGTGACAAAGAGAAGACCTTTGAGGCCTACGATCGCACGAGGAGGAACCCGTTGGTGGGTGAGGATGGGTACCTCATGGACGCATTTGGCAACCCCCCGTTGGACAAGCTGGAAACAGTGATAAGAAAGGCAGATGCGTGGAACGATAGTGGTGAGAATTTCATAAACCCTACAACTGGCAAACTGGAAAGGCTGGAATTCACACCCAAAGACTCTTTGGTTGGCCTGGTTCTCAAATCAGGTTTGGTGGGAGCAAAAAGTGTGCAAAAGGGTGTACCCTTTGAGGATTCACGAAAGTGGACTCAGGGTATGCTTTACACATAGGTGGCGAAAACTGTATTTGTACGTTTCCTTTAGTTTTCAATTTCCTTTGTTTTGTGTGTGGTGACAAGTGTGGCAAACTTAGCCGGATCCGATTACAACCCCAAGTAGGGTTGCGGTACCGTGGCAGCAAAAGTTAACCTGCCCTTTCGTCTGAGATAAAGT